GTATCTTGTCAATGTTGCTATCCCAATCAATTGGGCTAAATGGTTCATTAGCCTGCACTTTGCCAACACCTAGCTCTTCTGGTGTCGCTTGTTCACTAAGTTCAACTTGTGGCTCTTGCTGTACTACTTCGTTTTCAACTAATGGCTCGTTTTCAACGTCTTGTGTATCCATAAATTATATGGACAAACAATCTAATTTGTTTAATATAACGTCAAGCCTAATTTTAATTATATCAGTCCTCTGGACTCAATAGTATCTGCTCTTGGTCAAGCTTTGGCTCAAAAGCTTCTTCATGTACAATGTTTAGCAGGTTATCAATAGCTAGTTCATAGCCTTCACGTAGCTTTGCTTGTGCTGCTATTACATGAATATCAGATGTACTGCCTGCATACTCAGGTGTACGTGCTTTTACCACTGCTAATAGTTCCTTAAATGGTACAGTATCTAGCATTTTGATGACCTCTAGTTTGAAGCCATCATTAAGAACGTATTTATTGCTCATTGTCGTTATTATTCAACCCCAGGTGGCCTGTAGTAAGCCCTCTTCTGTCTCTGTTCAATCTCATTTGGAGCATTTTGTCCAGCAGCTTGTGCTAAACCAGCCTGTATTGATTTAACATCAGGGCCACCCACCTTTTCTCCACCATGCATTCCCTTTGGTGGCGCACTAACACCCTGTGTCACATTAGGTGGTACTGGTGGCAATGGAGCAGATTGTATTGAATGTACATCTTCAGGTGATGCACCAGCTTGTACTGCCTGTGCAGCCATTGCTTGTTGTGCATGAATCTGTACAGCTTGAGCAAACTGAGCCTTAAATCTCTTGTAGAACTCATTCATTTCCTTGAATTGTGGGTTCTGACTTGGATTACCTTGAGCTAAGTATGCTTGTAAGTGATCACCAAAGTGATTTACCAGTAATTCAGTAGGTTTGAATGCTTGTTCCATTGTAGCCATGTTACTTAATGCCTGTCCTGCTTGCATTAGAGCCTGCATACAGACTGTAGCGTGTGCTAAGTGGTTATCTCTTGGTGAAATTGGCACAGGAAGCTGTAAAGCTTTCATTGTGGTAATTTCACTTAACTGCATACGTGTAGCTTCTGCAGTAATTGTTTGATCTGGCATATCAATAACCAAGGCTTTAGCCACGTCTGGACCAGCAAGAGCCTCAACATTGCGCTTAATAAGCTCTGTTTGGTTAATGTTAGGATTACCTTGATACATTTTGCCAACTGCTAACACACCTTGAGCTACAATTGCGTCATCTGTATGAGCATAGCCTGATGTTGGTGCAGCACGTAGTGATTTGATTTCTGTTTCTGATAAACCATCAATGAACATATTAACCAATGTGCGAATTGGCATATTGGATTCATCATTATTACCAATAAGTTTGTTAATCGTCTTTTCTACATCAGATGGTTCAAGATTATCTTGATTTACAAACTGTGTTGTTAGCTCTTTAAAGTATCTCTTTGCAGCATCGATATTATCGTCTGAGAATGCACGCATTTGCATGGTCTGAACCAATTGGGAGAATTGATCTCTCCAGCGTGTTTCAGTAATGTCCATGTTCTCTTGCTCACGTTGTGCATCTTGTGAGGCTTCTGTTGCTGTGATTGGCTGACCACCTTCACCTGTATTAGGTGTGATGTAAGCACCAGCTGCTTGTTCCATGTAATTGGTCAAGCGTTGATCAAGTGCTGCATACATTTCACCATCTGCAGAGAATCTCTGTTGGTCGACNTCAATGCTCTTATCAATAACAACAAATGGAGCATGAACGACTGGTTGCAGTTTATTGCGAGCTGCTGAGTCGGCCTTGAGAATAACTAAAGATGACATGTGGATGTTATCCACCATCTTATTACGAATGCGTTCAGCAATTCGGACAGAGCCAATGATCATACGACCAATGCCCTTACTGGAGTGCAGGTGTCCGTTCCCTGGTTGGAAACTGAACAGCGTCACCACATCATTCATGCTTGGATATATCTTCTCAGAGAATCGTAGCAACTTGCCATTATCTCTCAGCAGTATCCAAAATGACACTTTTCCATCGTATTCCCTGTTCCACAATAAGTATGTCTTAATAACACGTGGACCAGATACTGAATACGTTAAACCAAGCACACCATCACTAATAAATTCAGCAAATTTACGGAACTCCGTAACCATCATGTCTTCACGAGGATTCTTAACCTCAGACATATTACATGCTTCAATACAATTTTGCATGTTGAAGCCCATTTCTTCAGCTTCTTTTTCATCCTTGATCATATCAATGAACTCATGAAGCAAGAAATCCTGTTTAATTACATGGAACTGTAGCTCATCAGCATATTGTGTAGCCTCATCAGGTACGTATGCCACGTCCTGTTTAAACATACGAGGGGTCCATGTATAAGGGTCTAAAAAGTCAGCAAAGGCATAACCATGCAGTACTGTTTCACGTGCTAATGCTGGCACAAATGTTGAGTACTTCTTCCAACCCTGTATCATACGAGTTGTATGTATGTCGAAAAGATCACTTTTCTTCTTCCAATCAGGCCATGTGGTAGGAAGTGATGAACGGGTTAGATAAATCTGAGATGTAATGGCATTAACAAAACGCAGTGTCTTGCGATCAACAATACCAGCAAGAATACCTGTATTTGTATTGGACTGCCAGCTATTAGCTTTTTCTATCTGTTCAGCTTGTGAGAATGGTGCCTGACCTGAATACTCTAACTCCATCATTGTGGCACGTTGTGATCTCGTTTTGTTGGCCGATTCTGTTGATTTACAGAGGTTCCAAGCCTGATCCGTGGTTCTGATACTCCTTGCGTCAGTATCGAGCTTTAAATTGGGTCTTTGACCGCTTACTGGTGGTGCCTCAATAGTAACAACACCCGAAACATTGGGATACTTGTTTGGAGGTAGGGTGGTATCTTGAGGTGCTGTAGAAGCCATATGATGTAATATATCAAAGAGTTAGACTTTAGGCCAACGTCCTATTGGACAGTTTTCTGTCCTTAAAAGTGCTTTTATGTGGATGTAACAGGTGCATTGATTGCATTGTCCATCATTATGATAATCACATGTATAACAACGGCTCAGTCTTCTGTCCGCTTCTTGTGAAGTAACAAATACATCTTCTTTATTGAAGAATGCTTTAATTGATCGCCATAATGCTTTAGCAAATAGCACAGGTGTATTCCATTTAATAATCATGCAACCATGTTAAAATCAACAAGATATATTAAACCTTTGCCACTAACTACTGCATAATCACCATAAGTAACAATAAGACCTTTGTTAACAAGTGAATCAAAGGTATCTTTAGGTACTTGATGATTCTTAGTAACCTTAAGGAATTTGCTTAATGAGTTTAGTATAATTGCTGGACCGTTTGTTAATAATGCAGGTGCAACTGGTTCAGTAGCAGGCTGCATTGTATAGCTTACATTATTTGTATCTGTTGGTGGTTCAGGTATTGGTGGCAACGTGGGCACATCATTTAATGGTGATGGCGGTGAACCTGCTCGTTTTGGAATCATAATTTAATATCTACTTGAAAGATATTCTTGTTAACAGTTTGTGTTATTGGAACTGGTACTGACCATTCACTTTCAACTTTTTCTTCACCAGTTGTTTTGTCTTTGGTGTGATGAACAACAATTAGTTTACCTTCACGTTTCTCAATACCTTCTTTTTCCAATATTGGCATTACAAACAATACATTGTCTTTGCCGTCTACTAGTGTGCATGGGCATTTGTTAGCAACTATGTTAGCATCAGACTGTGTAAATGTTAATACTGGTGCACATAGTATCTGTGCTGGCTTTGCTTTTTCTTTTATACTCATACAATTGATTCAATTTTATAATTCAAACCACCAGTTTCTTTGTTAAACTTATCCCATGCTTTTTGTGCCTCTTCTCCATGTGTTGATGGATTTGGTAGCACATAACGTTTACCATCTTTATAGACATACTTTACGTGACCATGCTCACGTTTGCGATTAGCAAATACGGCATCATAGTTTTCAAGAAACCGTTCACTGTTTTTGCATTTTTGCCCTTCACGTGACCAAGAATCCTTGGTCATCCCTAATGGTTTAGGATTGGGGATTTGCATCGTAGCTTGATAATGCTTGTGAAGTTGGAGCAGTAGAAACAGTGTTGCTCTTTTTTCCTTTTTTGAAAGCTGCAGTTACTGGTTTGTTTTTGGATGGATCTTTTGGACCAACACGTTCAGGAAGTTTTTTGACACTTGGTGTCTTGCTTGCAAATTCTTTTGCAACATTTGGTTCCTGTGAAAATAAATAACGAGCTTGAGCTTTGGAGCGGAATGGTGACATGGTATTATGTGGTTAAATTATTAAGCCAGCAGTTCTGGGGTAGCATTGCTTTTGTTTCAGCAGTCATTTGAAAAGCTGAATCTGGCAAATGAACCGCTGTCTTAATGTCAAACCCATTTATAACACAACCCATAACATCATCGTCAAGCGCAATTTTACGTAACTGCCTTAATCTGACCAATACGGCATCGGTTGATTTCATACAAGGTACACAATCCTTACGCCATCCTTTGTTAAATGGACATGTAATGCATGTCTTAACTCTATCTTCAGCTGTTTTTTGATCTACTAGGCTATAACCACCAGCTGGCATGTTTCTTAACATGATTGCTCCCCATGCATTAACATGCTTATACATGTTTTGATTCTTTGTCATAGCTGCTTGTTCACGTGGCTCTGTTTGGCAGAATGTTGGCCAATTTGAACAAATAAAGTTATCAATATCACGTTCAGGATCACCAACTGGTATGCCATTTTGTGTACGCCAGTCACCAAGTGCTTTTACTAACAAATCAAAAGTACCAGCACGTAATGTAACTAGATCATTAACAACATAATGATACCCATTTGGTGGAATTATTCCTGCGTTAGCTTTCATAATTAATCTTTATTAATATTCAGTCCTTGGGGCAATGTATTGTTAAAACCAAGATCAATTGGTGTACCGAACTTTACGCTAAAGCTATCTGCATAGTCAGTAATTGTACCCTCGTCTTCTAATGGTTGTGTGTCGGGTGATTGTGGTCTGATGGCCATTGAGATGCGTGCGCATTGTACGAGCATGGTAAATGCGTCAGCTCTATCTGGCGACTTGTTTCCTCGTGCCTTATACACATCCTTGCTTTCCACTTGAAGTAACTTACCTTTGCCAGCAGGAGAACCACCACGTCTATCAACCAGTTCTTGTAAAGTATCCTGATCAACTCCTTTGCCGACTTTAAGGTATTCATACTCAAAGAATCTGCCTGTAGCATACCATATTTCTGACCTGATGCCATCATATAGTTGAAAAGGAGCTTTTGTGTCTTCTTCGCATATGAGTACATCAGTAGCTTTTTCAGCATAGTTGATACCCATAATTGAAACTGGATCAGCTGTACCACGTGGATTAACTACATTTTGTATCTTTGTTAACCATTGTCTACGTATAGCATCATGCACACCTTGACCAATACCAGTGCGATCAATTGCAAAGTTGCTTGGCATAACACCAAGGTCTTTTAATCGATCCATAATTGAATCAGCTAGTTCCTGTGTATCACCACGAGGCAATACACCCACTGCATCAATTTGCACACGCATTGCTGGTGTGTCTAATTTGATTACTTCATCATTATATGTGCGATATGCTACAGCATGACCTACACGACCTGTTGCCATGGTTGGTAAGTCACCAGTGAATGCAGGATCTACAGAAGCAATGGTAACACTACCACCATCAAAGATCCATTCACCATATGCACGATCAACCCAATGCTTTTGTATAATGGCGGTTTTGTTACCTCTTGGTGGAAACATGCCATATACTTCTGACCACATCATTGGATGATCAGGATCACCACTGTATTGCTTAAGTTTCATCTTATACCCATTGTGGGTAAAGAAACGTTTGTGAATATCAGCCTTGTGGATCACGTTTTCTGACTTCATTGCATTCAAACGAACACAATGCCAACCAGTACTACCTTCCCATGTGTCTTGATCGGACATCATGGTTTGTATGTTATCCCAACCTTGTTCAGGAACACAGTTCTTTCCGTATTCACTAAACACATCTTTGGGATTTGCTGCCATTACAATCTTGGTATGCTCAATATCACCTTCTTCCATTGAGGAATACAAATTAGGTATTTCCTCAAATGCATTGGTGGGTACTTCTTGAGCTTCATCGATAAGTAAACGTGAACGTGATGATGAACCAAAGAGTGGATGCTTGGGACGTGGTTTAATTTTGGCACCTTTTATGGCACCACGTGCTTGATCACCACGTGCAATGGTAAGAATGAAGATACCCATACCACCACGTTTGCCATTCTCAGTGGCAATCGACTCACTGTCCGCTTTCCCTGGCAGTGGTATGACGGCATTCTGATACATACGCTGCATATCACCAAACAAGTTTTTCTTAACGTGCTCTTCTTTGGTCGACATCACACGTACTAGTGTCCAATCAGGATCCAGTATCCAATCTAGTAACATCCAAGCAGAAGCAGAGTAAGTTTTACCCATGGATGCTGCTCCAAGTATGTTAACAAGATGGTGATTCTTGATACCATGCCACACCATTTGTACTGATCGTGGTTCTGACGTAAATGTTTCAGGTCCCCATAGCAATGTAGCAGCTGATTCATAATCACGTCTCATTAAAAACATTTGTAGGTACGCAAATGCTACACTGTACAGATCTTTTTCTGTAGTGATCTGTATTTGTTTTTCACTTTTCTGCAATAACTCAACGAAGCTTTGGTCCTCTAGTATTAGAGCCACTGCGTCTGTCAAATCCTTGAAACGGTTTGAGTTGTGTGGGTCTTTCGCACGCTCCAAGATCTCGTTTATTGAACTTANNTGTAGTTTTTCTTCCTTTGTCATTCTGTAACCTTATGAATGTTGGGCTTGCGTCCTCTGCTGCCTGCTTTCCATTCCTTAAAGCCAATTTTTTCCCTCGCCCTTTGCGTTTCAATCGCCTGACAAGCATCGCACCTTTGCGCATATAGGTTTCTAGCAGCTCCACACCTAACGCATTTGCCCTCAGCAAGGCGTTTGTTTTGCCAAATACGCTGCCTAGATAATTTTTTAGGCTTTTCCACATGTTTTTCATTCTCCATCTGTACCTTTCTTATCAGTATTAATTTCTATTACGTTAGTGACGTCTTTTTCTGTCTTCTTGTTTTGTATTGTGCTGATCATTATGTTTAATTTGGTCAATTGACTCAAATTTTCTGCTGTTGATTCAGCATTTAACATTTTTGCAGGTGTTAATAAGCCAATACTGTTAACATCTTTGGCCATTTGCATGAAACCTTTGCTGACTTCATTCATTAAAAACAGTTTTTTCTCCAAAAGTTTGTCACGCTTTGGTTTATTTTTGACATTTCCATGATCATCTTTGTCTAATTCATCATCTGGCACATCATCAGGGTCTTCTGGTAGCAAACTAATCTTTTGTGCGAGGCTTATGTATTGATTACTTAGATGCTGTGTAACTGTATCAACAGTATTAATGATACGTTCATCAAGTATTTTAACTTTGTTAAG